AAAGCACACAACAAGGCTCACCATACTTAGGCGTAGATGAGTTAGATATGTTTTTTGAAGATGCGAATCTTAGACCTACCGATAGAAAAGAAGCTCTACCACCAGAAGTACAAATGGCTAACGTTGTATTTGGTAAAGCACCAGGATGGGCGATTGCAGGAGTAAATAAAATTGATGACTTATTACGTCCAGGCAACACAGGACAACGTATAGCACAGGCAGATGGTTTAGCAGATCAAGCAACTACCGTTGGAGAGAAAGCAAATCGTTTTTTCTCAGGCATTGAAGCACGACTCATTGACCCTAATTCACCAGAAGTATTTAATGGACCAGAAGACTTGTATAATTTTTTACAGTCAAAAGGTATTTCTAAGTTTGAGGTAGAAGATTATCAAATACCACAGCTTATAGAAACAATGGTTAAAACAGGAAAGCCTATTACAAAAGCTGGCTTACTAGAGAGAATTAAAAATGCACCTATTCGTAAATTAAAATCTACGGTTAGAGGTTTTAGATCGGAAACAGAAAACGTAGATGGTGCTTTTGAAAGAGCTAAGTACGGCGACTCGTATTATGAAAAAGGTTCTATACCTGAATCATACAGAGAAAACATTTTGTATCTTGAAGCAGGAGATATTCCTGGTGACGTTGCTCTGTATAGACATAGCACGCACGGGTTCTTCCCTGATGACTCAACAAACTACGTGATCGGGTGGACGCGGGGCACGGACCGTTATGCGATAATACCTGGCACTAAAGGACAGGTCACGAACATCGGACCAAAGACAGATGAACTTAATAATAAAATAGAACGTCTAACAAAGATAGCAAACAGATCACCAGAGGATATTGTTAATCAATCAGGTGGCCGTGTATCATTAGAACAGGCAACAACAAATATAAACAAAGCAAAAAAACAATTAACACAAGCACAAGAAGAGTTAGCTAACGTTGGTAAAACAGATGATGCTATTGTTACAGGAGATCAGACAGTGCGTGTAACGTTTGCTGATGAGATACAATCTGACATTATGCAGACATACAGAAAACATTTAGAGAATGTTATGGCTGATTATAAAACATTAGTTGATAAAGGTATTGATGTTAAAGATACGACAAAGATACGACAACAGAGCTATTCGCTAGATTTAAAAACAGATCAGGACGTATTAGAATTTTACGCAAAACATAAAAGTTTATTTAGACCTGTGTTTAAAACAGAAGAAGATTTTGCGGCTTACATAGATGACATTAGAAAATCACAAGCAGTATTTAAAGACTTTGCAAAAATAAGACCAGGTACAATGACACCCGCAGCTTTAGCAGCAGTTAGACAAGCAGGCAAAGACAGAGATAAAGTATTAGCTATTTTTGAAGAAGCCTTTACAAATCCTGAAACAATGAAAAAACTATTTCCTAACATACCGTTTAAGGACAGAAAAGTATGGGGAGATGCGTTAGTCAAGAATGATTTAGCAATGGCAGCGAAAAGAAAATTTGTCGATAAAGATGCAAACGCCGCTGATTGGTATGTCATATCTCCAGCGGAACTAATAACAAATAGATATGGACAAGCAGGAACGACGGCTACACCATTTGCAGAGAGAACAAAAAATATGAAAGGTATTGGCCAGTATGAGTTTTATGGTGGTCCAAATGTTACAGACCCTGATGGAAAACATTACACAAGTATATTGGAACAATCACTTCGTAGAGCAGCGAAAGTAAACAATGCTGAATTTAAAATTGTTAAGGTACAGATAGGCGAAGCTAAATCTGTAAGTAGATCTGTGCAAATAGTAAATGCACAGGGCGATATTGTAAAAGAATTTAAAATGGCAAAAAGCAGTAAAGCAGAAGATTTTGGTGATGTAATGAATAAAGCAGAAGATTATATTAACGAGTCTGGTGCGGAAGGTTTAATGGCTAGACCAGTAGAAACACCTTCGGGCTTTAAAACTATAGATGCTTATGCTATAAAGTTAACGCCTGAGATGGTATTACCAACAAAAACACATCTGGCATCTGGAGGATATGTACGATATGATCCTCTTGTATCAATAGATGAAATGATAGGAGCAGCATAATGGTTGTAGAAAGACCAGCAAATTACGACGAACCACAAACGGTTAATGACGAATTAATGATACCACCAGTTGTGGGTCAAGAAGTAGTATTAGAACCAGGAACTGATCAACCTATTGATATAGAAATGACAGAAGACGGAGGTGCTATTGTTAATCCAGAACAAGCTCAAATTGAAACTGGTTTTGATGGTAACTTAGCTGAATTTATAGATGAGAATGATTTACAGGTTATATCAAGTGAGCTTAGACAATCTTATGAAGATGACAAATCATCAAGACAACAATGGGAAGAGGCTTACACAAAAGGATTAGATTTACTCGGGTTAAATTACAATGAAAGATCACAACCCTTTCAAGGAGCAAGTGGTGTTACACATCCTTTACTAGCTGAATCAGTTACACAATTTCAAGCACAAGCTTATAAAGAATTATTACCAGCAAGTGGTCCTATAAGAACTCAAATTATTGGATCAACCACAAAGGAAAAAGAAGATCAAGCACAACGTGTTAGTGATTTTATGAACTATCAAGTTATGCATGTTATGGAAGAATATGATCCTGAACTAGATCAAATGCTCTTTTATCTTCCTTTATCAGGTTCTACTTTTAAAAAAGTATATTATGATTCTAATTTAGGAAGAGCTGTATCTAAATTTATTCCTTCAGAAGACTTAGTTGTTCCTTACACAGCAACAAATTTAGAAGAGTGTGAAAGAGTAACTCATGTTCTAAAAAAAACTGAGAATGATGTTAGAAAAATGCAAGTCACTGGTTTTTACCGTGATGTTGATTTACAAGTAAACGAAGAAGAAAATAAAATTAATGAAAAAGAAAGAAAACTATCTGGTATAGAAAAAACTGGCTACAAAGATGATCAGTATACATTATTGGAGATGCATGTAGATTTGGATGTTCCTGGTTTTGAAGATCCTGACGGCATCAAACTACCTTACATAGTTACTCTAGATGAGGGGTCTGGTAACGTTCTTTCTATATACAGAAACTATTCACAAGAAGATTCTTTATTTAAAAAACAGCAGTATTTTGTTCATTATAAATTTATGCCAGGACTTGGTTTTTATGGTCTTGGATTAATTCACATGATTGGTGGACTATCTAGAACGGCAACTGCCGCTTTACGTCAATTAATTGATGCTGGAACATTAGCAAATTTACCTGCAGGTTTTAAAGCAAGAGGGCTTAGAATAAGTGATGATGACTCACCAATACAACCTGGTGAATTTAGAGATGTCGATGCTCCAAGCGGTGATCTACGAGCAGGTCTTTTACCTTTACCCTACAAAGGCGCGGATCCAACTTTATTTCAATTATTAGGATTTTGTGTTCAAGCAGGAAAAGAGTTTGCAACTGTAGCGGATCAAAAAATAGGAGATGCTGCAAATGCGGGAGCACCTGTTGGAACTACCATGGCTCTTATGGAAAGAGGCATGCGTGTAATGTCTGCTATTCATAAAAGAATTCATTATGCTCAAAGAATAGAATTTAAATTATTAGCTAAAATATTTTCTGAGTCTTTACCTCCAGTTTATCCTTATGAGGTTCAAGGTGATTTACAATCATTAAAGGCTAGTGATTTTGATGAAAGAATAGACATTATTCCTGTTTCTGATCCTACTATTTTCTCTATGTCTCAACGTGTTACTTTAGCACAAACACAATTACAATTAGCTGAAGCAGCACCTCAAATGCATAACATGTATGAAGCATATAGAAGAATGTATTCAGCTATGGGTGTTCAAAATATTGATGCAATACTTCCTGTTCCTACAGGACCTGAGCCTTTAGATCCAGGAATGGAGAATGCTACTGCTCTTTCAGGAGGTTCGCTAACGGCTTTTAGAAAACAAAATCAATTAGCCCACATAGATGCACATAGAGCTTTCTTTTCTAGTGCTTTAGTAAAAACTAATCCTCAAGCAATGATGATTTTACAGTCTCATATTATGGAACATGTGGCATTACAAGCAAGAGAAGAGGTAGAACAAGAAATGGCAAAAGAATTTGAAGCAATAGAAGCACAAGCAGGGGGTCAATTACCACCAGAACAACAAAATGAAATGCAAGAAATGTTAGAATCTAAGATTTCTGAAAGAATTGTTGAAATGACTGAAAAAATGGTCACTGAAGAACAACAAATGATGTCAGAACAAGGTGAAGACCCATTAATTGAATTAAAACAACAAGAAATTAACTTAAAAGCACAAGACTTACAGAGAAAAGCTACGGCTGATGAAGGTAAAATGATGCTAGATCAAGCAAAATTAGCTCAAAATGAAGCATTGGCAGAAGCTAAAATAGATTCTCAAGAAGATATTGCACAATTACGTGCAAATGTTAATCTAAATAAGCAAAATGACAAATCCAACCGTTAGATTACAAGAATATTTTACTGAGTTAATGACTTTTGCTGATACAGGTGTAACAAGTCAAGAAGATCAAATACTTTTAGCTGGTGCAATGATGGGTGTAGCAAAAATGCTCTATCATAATAATCTTACCGAGCAAGAATATGATAATATTTTAAATCACAATGCAAGAGACTTGCTAAATCTGTTAAAACCAACTATACATTAGTAAATGTCAAAAAAATCTAAAACAAAATTTGGTATGCTTTCTGTAAAAGCAGGAATAGATAATAATCCTAATCCTACAA